ATATTAGCTTGTAATGCTGCCATCCCTTCAATTTTCACCGCCATATTTACTCCAATTGCAGCACGATCTTCTTATCTTCAAAGCTAAACCCTCGCACAACATATTCCTCTGTTGAAGAAATAATGATATCTCCAAGTTTTGGCTTATATCCTGATGCTTTAAAAAGAGTGAGAGTACGCGTCGTGCCATTAATTAAGTAATCATCGGTGTAATTACCACTCATTAGTTTTGGGCTTTCATCAAGCACCGCTTTGTATTTTTTGCCGTTGATAACATAGACGGACATCATCACATCTGATATGACGTTGTCCGCCTGTGCGAGTGCGTCATCAAACGGACTAAGCGTTGATCTTGACATCTACAGTGCCCATCGATGCGCCACTAGCATGCCAAGCAATACCTAAACGCTTGTTACTACCTGCGGTAATGGTTGCACCATCGGTTGCTGACCAGTAAACAATTGCACCTTGTTTAATGTTATCTTCCGCTTTTGCTTTCACCGTAAATACACCAGCAATTAAGCCAACGCCTGTTTCATTTTGTGCAACATCAGATACTGAGATTGCCGCAAGGTTTTCTAACATCACTACATCGCCACTTTTTACGGCAGCGGCAGCGGTAAAACGCACGGTGTTTCCGTCTTGCATATAGTTTTTAGCCATATTTATTGTCCTTTCTGAATTAATAAGAATTTGCCTAATGCATCCAAGAAATCTGGCGATAACCATAAAATCACACAAATAAAGGAGAGAACAAGCACTGCCCATATAAAATGCCGAGCCGTCTTTGATTTATCGATGATTTCTAACATTTTACAAACCCCATCAAGTAGTTTAAAATCAATCACGATTTATTCCTTCTTGTATAGGAAGTTGGAATGAAAGAAACCCCAAGTAATTCTCCGTTACTTGGGGTTTCGCTATTTTGGGTTACTTATTGGTAACTTTTACAATGCCACGGTAGTCAATTACATTAACACCTGCATCAATGCGCACCTTGGTAGATACACCATCAACAGTGAAACCTTGTTGTTGCTCCATGTATGGCGTATCAATGCCGTCAAGATAAGAAACTTCAATCGCTTCTTTGTTGATTAAGTACCAAGATTTTGGATCGGCAACTTGTAAACGTGCGGATTTAACTGTTGGCACAATGTCGCGGATTGGATTGATAATGCCAGAATTAATATCAGCCCCCTCCACACTTGCTGAACCTAGAACTTGTTTAGCACGGGTGTAAAGCGAGGTTGGTAACAACATAAATTCCGGCTCAATCGCCAATGGCTCACCGCGAGCGTTAACAAAGCCATTCATCATTTGAATTGCTTTATCAATATTGGCTACATCTAATGCGGCATTATCAAATGCGTTTTTGTGCGAGGCATCAAATAATTTTTTGCCATCTTGTGCAATTGCGTTACCAGTTAATAACGCAAACACTAATTTAGCGATTGTTGCACGTGCAGCTTGTCCCATTTTTTCGGGGATTTTTGTCAACAAGTGCATATCGTCATTAATGATTGCTTGACGGGTAATGCTAAATAATTGCCCGTAGGTTGCTAATGCAACGCTAGCTCCCTCATCACCGATTGTGCCGTAGGTGTATTCTTCGCCCTCACCAACTTGTGGTAAGTAACCAAAGTCACCCAAGCCAACGCGTTTAGCCGCGCGGAAGTCGGTTAATGTGCCGCGTGAGGTAAACTGATCAAAGTTTTCCGCTGCAGTTTCCCAACCTTTAAGCAAGGATTTGTGCGCCACATCAATTAAGATTTGACCAAAGTCGGAGCTTGAGTGGGTAAACGCCAAGCCAACCATGCTCATTGCGTTATGACCGGACACGCTAATACCACGATCAACCAATGACGCACGAGCAAGCTCACGCAAGGTCATTGCGTTGTAGGCGTTGTCTTTTGCATCAGCTTTGTCTTTGTCGATACCGGCACGTGCTAACAAAGATTGTTTCACACTGTCGCCAACGATATTACCATTTCCAGCATACGCAGTAGGTGCTGCACTTGGCGTTGTACCTGCACCAAGTTTTGCTAATAATTTGTCTTTAGCTTGATCCGCGGTAATTGATAAATCACCTAAACACTCCACTAACAAATCATTGTGCGTAGTGCCAAACGGTGCAAATACCGCTTTAATGTCAGCGTTGCGTTTATTTAATTCGGCTTGCACTTGAGCAGTATTATCTACTGCCTGTGTACCTTTATTTACAGGCGCAGTAGATTCGGTTTGTGTTGCTTGTGGTGCTGGATTAGCCCCAGCATTGCCTTGTGGCTTAAACAACATGTTTTTAATTTCATTAGGCATTTTCTCAAAGTCCTCTAATTTTCTTGATTTAATAGACGCCATCGCCACAAGTGGTTCGGCTAGTTTGTCAGCAAATCCTTGTTCAACGCATTCTTTACCGTTAAGCCAAGTTTCTACCGATAGCATTTCTGCTAATTCTTCAGGTGGTTTTCCTGTTTTGTTTGCGTAAGCTGGGATTAATGTATTTTCGACCTTGTCTAATAGGTCGGCATACTTGCGCATATCTTCTGCATCGCCACCTTGGATACCCCAAGGCTTGTGGATCATCATCATTGCATTTTCCGGCATGATTACCTCATTGCCCGCCATTGCAATAACGCTTGCCATACTTGCCGCCAAGCCGTCAATGTAAACCGTCACATTTGCCGGGTGGTTTTTTAGCAAGTTGTAGATAGCGATCCCATCAAAAACATCACCACCGGGTGAGTGGATGTGTAAATTGATCTGCTTGAAGTTGTTGCCAAGCGTTTTTAGATCTTTTGAAAAGCTCTGCGCCGTAACACCCCAAAATCCGATCTCATCGTAAATCGAGATCTCTGCCGTATCGTTGGCTTTGGCTTTGATTGAGTACCAAGACTGATTACTCATCTTTGTCGCGCTCGTTGCCACCGCCACCGGCGACAGAATCATTTTTTGTTTTGTCATTTGTCGTACCTGTGTTAGTTAAATCTGTGTCAAACTTGAGACCAAATTCGCGGTTTTCCTCGACCTCAACTCTACGTCTGCGTTTAACTTCCGCCGGGTTGCTGCCGCTTGCTCGCACTGCTTGGCTTTCGGTTGCCAATCCACCTTTGATGCGCTCTTTCCAGGCTTGCGCCTCTTTTGTCGGGTCGATCCATGGCATAACAGGGCCGCTATAAACGGCGTTATAAAGTGATGCTGGGTCAATATCGACTGGCACCTCAATTTCACCGCTGACAATCGCCATTTTCAGCCATTCGCGGTAGATTGGGCGGGAGATGTGAGCAACAAAGGTATCTTGTAAAACGGAGTAACCCTCAAAGCTCTCCACAAGCTCTTGGCGTTGGCTTGAGTAAGTGCCGTTATAGTCACGGGCAATACTTGAGTAACTGGAGCGAGTACCAGCCGCCGTTGCTCTTAATTGTCCGTTTCTAAAGGTTTCAAGGTTAACGTTTGGTCGGTTTGAGTTGATTAACCCGATGTCCTCACCAGGTTTTAAATCATCAATGATTGCACCGGGAGCAATCTCAAAATCTCGCTCCGGACTGTCTGCGCTGTAATCCTCATTATCTGCGTAGAGTGCGGCATCACCTTTTTTGATGTACATCGTAAAGGCAGCGGCAATTCGTGCGGCAACTCGTTCGCTCTCCTCGTAGTCTTTTAGGTCGGCAAGTCGGACAATTACACCGTGCAACATCGATACGCCACGCAACTGGTGCAAGCGTTTTTTAAACGCAAGGTGCAACATATTTTCTGCCAGCACTGATTTAACTCGCCCGTAAGTGCGGTTGTTTTCTTGTGGGTTATCCATGTAAACACGGTAAGACACGGGACGGCGCCAAGCGTTAATCTCTATGCCTTGGATTACATTAGCTGTATCAAGAGTATTCATCGGCACAAAATCAGGCTCTAAAGCCTCAAGGCTAAATGCAATGCCAGTGCTATGACTCAGCCCCGCAACAGATCCACGCACGAGTTGGATAAATACCTCGCCATCACGGAGCCATGTTCGCAACAACATCCGCTCAAGTTCAGGGCGGGTAAATTGTCCGGTAACCTCCGGCCGCACAGACCATTCCGCCCATTTTTTACGGATTTGCTCTGCCAAATCCTCATCAACATCACCTGTTAAATTAAGCGGCTGCGGCTCAATGTGTATGCCTCGGGAGCCAATGACGCGCTCTTCCATTTTGTCCAAAATGCCGATCACAATGTCGTGATTTTGGTCTAATGCCCGAGCTTGCTCTCGCAAACTAACCGCACTTTGTTTAGTCGATACGTTCGCACCTTGGCTTTCACGTTTTGCTTTGTGCGTACGGTTTGGCATAGCCGCCTCATACGCATTCATCACATAGCGGTTTTTCGCTCGCTGTGCGCCCCATTTAGGCGAGATTGCGGCAATCGCTATCTACTATTCCCATTGTTTAAAATCTCGCATATTTGATTCTGTGGCGTTTAACGCGCTGCCTTGTTTCCGCTAACAACTCATTAAGCATTTGTTGATAGCGGTCACGTTGTTTTGTCCATTCGGACACTTGGTAAGATACCGATCGCCCGTTAAAGCTCACTTGGCTTTGGGCGTTTTCGATCTTTTCATCAAGAGCTCGGATTTTTTCTTCGAGTTCGTCTCTGTCGTAAATCACAGCCACCCACCTTTTTTCTTACTTCCGCCACCGCTTAACCAGTTGCTTTTTACTTTGGTTTTCGGTTGCGGTTTTACTTGTTCAATTTCTACCGCACTTTCGGTTTCTTGTTCCGGTGCGGTTGTTTCTTTTCGGATCACCTCGGGGTTTAAGTGGGGAAGTTTTGCCCAGTAAGGGACGTTATCCTCATCACCCCACTTAATGCGCTCATAACCTCGCAAAATAGCGATTGCATGGACGTAGCAAAATAAGTCAAACGCCTCATTATTGCCTTTACCAGGTTTGCGCCACTTGCCGTCTTGTCCTCGCTCCTCGTAAGTCAACTCATCAAAAAACCACTCCCCAAGCCATGCCGGGAAATGGATATAGTTAGCGCCGACAGTCTCACGACTTAATGCG